CTCGACGTATTCGCACTGAGTGCGCAGGTCATGCTTCTTGTAACGCTGTTCTGAATATTGGACGACCTCTGGATCATTGAGCCAATCGATTTGCTTTCTGATGTCTTTTGGTGTCGGCGGCAGCAAATACAGCCGCTTGGTAGCGATGGCGGTCATTTATTTTTTTTCACAGCTGTCTGCAGCTCGTTGACGGCATGGGCGAGCTTGAGCAGGGTTTCGTGGAGAAACAGGATGGGGCCGGCCTCGACTGAATAGGAGCCGAGCCGCTGTCTTTTGGTGGTGGCTTCCGAAAGTATGACGATGAGCTCGCGCAGCTCGTTATTGGTCATCGGCCCCTCCTTCTTTCGCTATTTGTTCTTTAGTCTTGGTTGCCGGCAGAGGCAAGAAAAATTATCATAAGGCCATGGCTAACATTGCTGCCTTAAGTAAAGCCGCCAGGGAATTGGACCGGCTTCTGTGTGAGGATAATCTTCTGACCTTTGCCCGCTATGTCTGGCCGGTAGTTGAACCAGCCATTCCATTCATCGAAGGCTGGGCCTTGGAGGCTATTTCCGACCACCTGATGGCGGTGACCGACGGGGAAATCCGGCGGTTACTTATCAATGTGCCGCCAGGCTTTACCAAGTCGCTGATGACCGATGTGTTCTGGCCGGCTTGGGAATGGGGGCCAGGTGACCGGCCGTGGCTCCGCTATATGTGTGCCGCCTACTCTAACCACTTGACCGAGCGCGATAATATGCGCTGTCGCAACATCGTTCTGTCGGACCGCTATAAGAAGTACTGGGGTTCACGCTTTGGCATCTCAAATGAGCAGTTCACTAAGGTCAAGTTCGCTAACGACAAGACAGGCTGGAAACTCGCAACTTCTGTCGCCGGTATCGGTACTGGAGAGCGTGCTGACAGGGTCATTATCGATGACCCGAACAATCCCATTGAGATGGAATCCGAGGCAATCCGACGTAATACGAATATGTGGTTTACGGAAATTATCCCCGACCGTCTCAACAATCAGAAAGAAAGCGCCATTGTAGTCATACAGCAACGGACCCACGAGGATGATGTCTCCGGTACAGCTATCAGTAGAGAGATGGGTTACGTACATCTTATGATACCTATGCGTTATGACAGCGCCCGGCATTGCCGGACAATCTATGGTTGGTCAGACCCAAGGGAACAACCAGACGAGAGCGAGCTGGCCTGGCCGGATAGGTTTCCCGAGGATATTTGCCAAGAATTAGAGCGGGATAAGGGCCCCTACGCCTGGGCCGGTCAATACCAACAGACACCAGAACCCAGGGGCGGTTCCATCATCAAGCGTGACTACTGGCAGATGTGGCGGGACTCGACCTATCCGCCATTGGATTATGTAGTTGCTGCCTTGGATACCGCTTATACTGAGAAAACCGAGAACGATGCCAGTGCCTTAGTCATCTTCGGGGTGTTCAAGGAAGATGTCGAGGGGGTGCTGGAGGATACTAGCGCCCGGTTCTGGCTGCCCCGGGAAGGCATGTCTCAAGTCATTCGGCCGCAAATGTCTAGGCCAAAATTAATCATGCTCTATGCCTGGCAGGAACGGCTGGAGTTCTTCGACCTGTGTCAGAAAGTGCTGCAGACCTGCCTTATTAGTAACTCGCCAAGTCCGCACCCGCGCTTCCCGGTCGATAGGCTTTTAATCGAGGGCAAGTCCTCCGGCCGCTCGATCGCCCAGGAACTCTATCGCATGGTAGGCGGCTCCGGGCGGTTGGCCGTTGAGGTCATCGATTACAGCCGGGGTAAATATACCCAGGACAAGGAAGCCAGGCTGCATTCAATCCAACACATCTTTGCCGACAACATGGTCTATGCGCCGGACAAGGACTGGGCTGATATGGTGATTAACCAGGTCTCAGTCTTCCCAAAGGGGTCGCACGATGACCTGGTCGATTGTGTTTCTATGGCTATTAGGTATTTGCGTGACACTGGCTTTGCTTTACGTCGGGAAGAAGCGGAACTGGTGAGTGAGGAGGAATTAAGATATAAAGGTCAACAAACGCCGCTTTACAGCGTATGACTAATCTTGGCCACATATGGCGAAAAAGCCTCGACGCCGGAATGTGGGGGAACTTTCCAGGCGAGCCAAGAAATTTGGCACGACCATCAGTTCTGAAAAGGCTATACAGGAGGCTATGCGTCTTTATAGCCGGGCACTAGAACGATTGGCGAAGAAATAGATGGCCCCTCTTCGTAGCGGCAGTATGCCTGCGAATGTCGTTCCATTCGGAACGCAGGGCGACCAGCACATTGCCTTCGGCGATAATACTATCGAAGTCTCCCATCCTGACGGTTCGGTAACAGTTGATTTTAATGCCGACGAACCGAAGGAAGAATCCACCACCGACTTTGATGCCAATCTTGCTCTCAAGATGGAGAGCGGAGAACTGTCCACTATTGCCAACGATTTGTTACGCGGAATCGAAAACGACGAAACCTCCAGAAAGGAATGGATAGACACCCGTAAACACGGTGTGATGCTGTTAGGACTCAAATTGGAGAAACCTAGAACTGATGCTGGTACTTCGTCAGCTCCGCTGGAGGGGATGTCGGTCGTCCGACACCCTCTCTTGCTGGAGGCCACGGTGTCGTTTCAGGCGACTGCTCGAGCTGAGCTCTTACCTTCAGCCGGGCCGGTCAAGGTTCGTAACGATACGCCGATGCCGCCGGCTAATACCAACCAGGATACATCGGCCGCCCAGCAATTAGCCGAAAGCCTGCAGTCCAAGGACGAACTCTCGCAGGCGCTTGAGAAGGATATGAATCATTATCTCACTGCGATTGCGACAGAATATTATCCCGATACGGACCGGATGCTCTTTTACGTAGGCTTTGGCGGGGACGGATTCAAAAAGGTTTATAATTGTCCACTGCGTCAGCGTCCAGTTTCCGAGAGTGTTGACGCGGAAGACCTCATAATCTCCAACGCAGCAACGGAATTGCATAACTGCGGGCGGGTTACGCATCGCATTAAGATGCGCAAGAGTATTCTCAAGCGCATGCAAATCATGGGTGTCTACCGTGATGTCGACCTGATGACCCCACAATGGCCAGCGCAAGATGCGTTGGAAAAAGAGAAGGAAAACATTGCCGGTCATCGTGAAGCTCAGCGCCGTCCGGAAGACTTGGATTATACGATTTATGAAGTTTACTGCGAGCTCGATTTAGATGAATTTGCCCCTAAACAATTCAAGGGAAAAGGTGTACCGTTACCTTATCGGGTAACCTTGGAGAAGTATAGCCGACAAGTTCTTGATCTGCGTCGTGGTTGGGACGAGGACGATGATCAGGCGATTGCCAAACAATACTTTGTCCAATTTCCTTTTGTTCGCGGCCTGGGCTTTTATGGCCTTGGCTATGTCCATCTTCTCGGTAACACGACTAATGCACTTACGGCCGCATGGCGACTTCTCATCGATGCCGGAATGTTCGGCAATTTCCCCGGATTCCTGTTCGCCAAAGGAGCCGGAAGACAGAATACTAACACCTTTAGGGTCGCACCTGGAACGGGTGTTGCTGTCGACACCGGAGTAGTCCCGCGTATTCAGGACGCCATCATGCCGCTCCCCTATAAGGAGCCTGGCGCCTCATTTACCGGGTTCATCCAGCACGTCGAGGAAGTTGGCCGCCGATTGGCATCCACGGCCAACATCCAAGTCGGTGAGGGCAAGCAGGATGCCCCGGTCGGCACGACGCTTGCCCTTATCGAACAAGCCTCGAAAATCATGGACAGCGCCCATAAGCGCCTGCATGCTGCACAGGCTGAAGAGTTTAAATTATTGAAATGTCGGTTTAAGGAAGATCCAGAAGCTTTCTGGCGCCACAACAAGAACCCAACGCTTCCTTGGCAAAAACAGCAATTCCTCGAGGCTTTGAATAATTGTGAACTCGTACCGGTTGCTGACCCCAACAATCCAACGACGCTGCACCGTGCCGCCAAAGCCCAAATTATTAAAACTCTACAGGCGGCTTCGCCCCAGCTCTATGACTCGACTGCTGTCGATATGCGAGTTATGCGAATCACCGACATCGACCCTCAAGGTTTATTTGCACCCGCACCAGCACCTGAGCCTCCGGACCCGCGCATGGTTGCGATTCAACAAAAGGCGCAATCCGAGCAGGCCAAAATCGCGGACTCCGCAGCCGACCGGGCCAGCAAGGAAAAAATCGCGCAGATGAACCTGCAGAAGGAATATGTAATTCACGCCCACGATGCCGCTATGGACCGAATGTCGGCCAGCCAGGAATTGGCGCTCGACCGCGCCAAGGCCCAGCAGGAAATGCAGGTAGACGCTGCGCAAGCACAGCATGAACTGCGCGGTGGCCTGGTCGAACATGCCCATGAGATGCAGGTTGAGCAGGCCAAGGCAGCTCATGAACTGCACCGGGAGCGGTTCAAGTCGGCGCAGGAAATACAAATGGAGCAGCAGAACCATGAAGCTGCCATGCGCCGGGCACAGGCTGAGCATGAAATCAAACTCCGTCACATGCAGGAAGAGCATCAGGTGAAACTGGAGACGGCCAGGGCCGAGAGTGCAGCTAAGGTCGAGGCCGCTAAAGCCATGGCAAAGGTCAAAAAATCTGCTAAACCTAAGAGCGAGAGCTGATATGGCTAAAATCCAAGAAACCCAGAAATGGGGTCGTGCTGTTGCCAAGTCCCGTTATGGCGGTGAGAAGTCCGGCAGCCTGCCGGTCAGTCCAGCGCCAAGCGAGCAAGCGCCGCAATTCAAGGACGAACAATGCTCTGACCACGTCGATGCCGACGGTTGGGTCCGTGGCAAAGGCAAGGAATCACCCTATCCAACCTTCGACCATGGCCATCTAGATAAGAGGAAACCACGATAATGGCTCATCCTTTCCAGGAACATAAAGCCCATAAGGTCTCCCGCTCCCGTGTTGGCCATATCATGAAGTCCGGCGGTCATCCCCATTCCGATGCTGCCGCCGATAAGAAGCTGTTCAAGGAACTGATAGCCAAGCATCATGCTGCCGAGAGTCGTGCCCCCGGCCGTAAGCATGGCGGCAGACTCGATAAATATGCCCGTGGCGGTCGCACCAAGGACCACGGCAAGCACCAGGTCAATATCGCTATTGTTAATCCAAAAGGTCATGAGGGCGCCGGTGCCGGTCCAATGCCGGCGCCAGGTGCTGCCCCGCCACCGCATCCACCGATGGCCGGTGGCCCACCGATGATGCCTCCCGGAATGCCCCCTGGTGGTGGTCCGGCGGGTCCAATGCCTGGAATGCCTCCAGGCGGTATGCCTGGTCGGCCGCCATTTAAGCGTGGCGGCAAGGTCAAGGGCTTTGCCAAGGGCGGCAAGATTGGAACATTGGCTAGCGTGAAAGGCATGAAGGCCGGTGCGGACTCCGGTATTGGGCGTTTGCAGAAGATTCATGTCTATGGTTCCAAGTCCGGCAGGCGCAAACAGGCGCGGTAATGGCTCGCAGCCGTTTTCACTCGTTGTTACGCGCCAAGGTTGAGGAAGAAGCAGAAAGCAGGAGTGCGGCCATTGCCGCAGGGAATTGTCTCGAATATTCGCATTACCGGGAACAATGCGGTTATGTTCAGGGTATGTTGGCTGTTCTGAAAATGGCTGACGATATTGAGTCGGAGGAAGGTTAATGGGAGTAGTCGTACCGCATAAAGCTATCGATATTGTTGCCAATGCTAAAGACCCCAAGAAGGCAATTCTTGATACTCTCGGCGATTATTCAGGCTACGAAGTCACCCATAATTGGGTATTAATGGCGACCTTTTTTCGGCCACAAAAGACTTCTGGCGGTATTATCCGGCCGGATAGCAATGTTGAAGAGGATATGTGGCAGTCCAAGGTTGGCCTGATTATTCAACTTGGGCCAGAAGCCTTTAAGGAGACTGCCGATTATTCTTTTGCCATTAAATGCAGCGTCGGCGACTGGGTTACTTATTTTGTAAATGAGACAAGACAGCAAAGCGTTAATGGATATCCCTGCCGTATTATTCGTGATGCCAATATAACTGGCAGGGCAAAAGATCCGATGATGGTATTCTAGGAGAGGTTGTCATGCCGCGTGGTCGTCCTCGTAAAGTGCCGGATATGCGCGAAGGCGTGCCGTCGGCACCATCGCCAGAAGAGGCTAAACTATTCGATAGCGAAACTATTCAAACGGATCAGGAGCCTGAGCCTGAGCCTGAGCCTGTAGAAATAAAAGCTGAACCAGAACCTAAGCCTGAACCCAAGGTTGAGAAGAAGCCAGAGCCGCCGCCGGAGGACGATGAAGCCACCAAGGCGCTCAAGGCCCGTATGGCCGAGATGGAGCGGTCGTCCGAACTAAACCGTCAGCGGGCTGAATTAGCCGAAAGGCAAGCCAGGGAATACCAACAGCAGGTTTCGACCCAGCAAAGACAGACCTTTGAATCCCAGCGCGATGCCATTCTCTCCGGTTATGCGGCTGCCCAGGAAGCATCAGAGCGGGCCAAAGGTGATATTCGTGCCGCCAAGGCTAATGGCGATGTCGAGGCCGAGCTTGAGGCTATTGACCGGTTGGCAACCGCCAAGGCCGACTTACGCGACTTTCAGCGTGGCAAGGATGCCGTCGAGGCCGAAGAAAAGCGCATGGCAGAGGTAGCTAAGGAGCCGCCAAGACAGGAGCAGCAACGGTTACCCTCTCCTGGTTCGGATGAAGAGATTAATGGCTTCCAAATCACGGAATCCGAAAGAGGAATGTTAAAAGACCATCGTGAGATACTTACAGGCTGGCGAAGGGCGGCATTAACGGCCTTGGTTGATGAGCTTAGGGGGCAAGGTATCGTTAGTGGTAATCCGGCCTTTGCTGAACGTATTAAATCTGAGTTTCATATAGGTCAGGAAAAGCCGGAGTCCGAGCCGCCCCCTAAACCGCAAGAATCAAGAAGGACCAGTATCGTGAGCGCACCAGTATCACGCGAGACACCGGCTACTCGAGATAAAAACAAGATAGTCGAACTAACACCTGAACAAGCCGAGGCCGCCAGGATTTCCGGCATTACTCCGGCCGAATATGCCCGGCAATTACTGAAGCTTCAGCAATTGGAGTCTAGCGGTCAGTATAAGAGGAATACCCAATGAGCGATGAATCTGTAGTCGCCCCGGTCAAGAAACATCGTGGCTGGCCAAAGGGTAAGCCGCGCAAGCCGGTTGTGGCTAGTCCAATCGAGCGCCCACCAGAACCGTCACCGGTTGAACGGGAACCCAAGCGTCAGAACCCGCATGAAGAGCCGGTCTGGGTCGATACCGTAGATCCAATGGCCGAGGATACCCAG